GACACTTTGGACGATCCAAGTTGCTATCACTTGAAACTTACATTCACTCCGATTACTTTTGCTGTAGGATTTCGTGCTTGTGCTGTGTAACGTGCATCTTGTTGGTTGTTTGCTTGTACTTCTTCTTTGAAGACTTTACCACCAACATATAAATCAACGATGTATTTCATAGTGTTTGAAAGTGTTGTGCTTCGGTAATGTTAGAATACTTTTGTTTGAGATACTTTTGAAGAATAGTATCAATGACGGAATACCACTGTTCTTTATTGTTTAGGTGTGATAATCCTCGTGCATCTTGTAGAAAGAATAGAATACAGTTCTCCTCATTTTGTGTGAGATTGAGACGATTGATGATAGTCATTTAGTAGGAAACTTGAGGTTGTATTTGGAGATGAGTAGATCCCTTACTTGTTCGCGGTCGATACTATCAAAACAAAACTCTTCACCTTTGATCTCTGCAATTTGCATACAATCAGCAGTTGCACTATGAACTACAGTAGGATTTGCGTTCATAGGATACAATCCACCAGGACCATAGAACGACATCACATAATCAACAAAGTCTTTAATTTGAGTTTCATTCATTGCAGGGTATCTTCAGCAATACGGTTGAGAATGTTACGAGCATACTTCATAAAGTCGTATGCAGTTACATTACCATTTGCATTATCAATAGTATAACCATCAAGCATATCTGAACCATTGTAGGTATTTACAATCAACAAACAAGCATCATAGAGTGCTGCTGAATGTTGCTCTTTTGAGTAAAACTGAATTGCATTGTAAGTTGGGAGTACCATAATCAGTAGTTAGAAACAGTGGTGTAGATTGTACCAGTGTGATTATAGTGAATGTTCACATCACACTGATAATCTTCGGACAAGGAATAGGCAAGGTCGATTGCACTATCAAGGTCGGTAGTAGTGTTCTCCCAAGGTGCTTGTCCGCAACGGACATCGTATCTGGTCATTTGGTTTGATTGGTTCTCATACTATAGGGACACTTTGGACGATCCAAGTTGCTATCAACAGAGGGCATTTCCAACAACTCCACCTCCCAAAATACCAAGTGGTATCATATACCAACGGTCAGCAACTCTTGGAGTGGCAGCATATCCAGCAACTCCACCTAGGATTGCACCTACTGGAGCAGCAGCACATCTACGTTTTTGTGGTTGAACTTGACGAGGTTCAGCATAACTGTATCTTGTATTATTACAAGGAACAACATACCTCTCGGATGTTACTTTTCCAGGATAATAATACCCATAGTAGTCATATCCACCTGGAGTATAAACTTCCCGATACTGAGTGCATATTTGAGTGTAGTTAACTTGTTGTGCCATTACTGGAGTTGGTGCGAGCAGTAATGGTAGGAGTAGGAGTAGTTTTTTCATTTCCAGTTATTGTTTTGAATGTGAATAGAGCGGATTTCTTGATAGAGAAACTTACGAAGTTCAGTGTCTGTGGTATTATCAAACGCATAATACAGACGAGAAAGATATTCTGTCTTTGTGGTGCATTTGACTACTTTTACGTTCGTTACACCAATATCATTTAGGGGTGAACCTGCTTTAGATTTTGGGACACCAAAGTTTCCAGTGACATTACCTTTAGTCCTAAACTTGGTCTTGATTTTGGATAGGTTGGAGGTCATTTTGTTTGTGTTCATCAAGATGATTAAACTTAGGAGAGAACAATGCAAATCCTCCCCATACAAATGCTAGAAGTATAATGATTGCATAAAGTATCATCGTGCAATAATGTCCAGAGTTTCCAGCAGCATCATAGCAAGTTCCATCTGGTTCTCATCATCAACTACAGGAATGTTTGCCTCTACAAACTCACTAATCAGTTCTGCAAAGAGTTGAGTTGTGCGTTCATCTGCGAATATAAAAGTAGCAAGTTCATTCTTGAAACCATCACGCAGAAGTTTCAGGGACTTTGTTACACTCAGATCGTTGATTGTGTTTTCCATTGTGTTAATCATTTTGCGTACAAATAACCACCTGCCCAGTCGCAGTTCTCCAAAACATATTCACGTTGCTCAATCAATCGCAGGTCATAGCGAACACCTTTAGCAGGAGATTTCCACGACGCTGACTTATACACTTCACCAGTTTTCTTGTCCACAAAAGCATGAACTGAACGCGAAGAACCACCATCAATCATAATGACTTTGTGGTACTTTTTACCAGTCTCAATCACATAATCAATCGGCAGAATACCATTGCGAAGTTCATCAATCCTCTGCTGATGATACTCTACACTTTCATTTCTTTCAACTGAACGTTGATGTCCACGAATAGAATACTGTCGATAGTTGTCTTTGAGTGCTTCAATCAGCGAGTAAGTATGACGCAGAACAGCATCTGCGATTGTTTGTTGTGCTTGTGCTTGCATGGTAGTGGTGCTCATACTATAGGGACACTTTGGACGATCCAAGTTGCTATCACCTTTGCAGGTTGAAGTTAGCATGGGCAAAGACTTCACGGTTCACCAACTTCATAATGATGCTACTATTCTTGAGGACGAAACCTTCTCCAACGATCTTCTTACCGTTGATGTATGCTACTGGACTATCACTGACGATCATACAATCCATCAAGTCTTCCTTAATCTCAATCATCGTAAGATACAAATGTGCAAGGTTCATACAACCAAGAATGTCTCCAAGTCCCCACCAAGTCAACTCCTTGCCTTCACGAATGAGAGCGTTAATCTTAATCTGTGCCGCTGCTGCGTCCTTTACACTCAAGAACACAACATCATCAACATCCACACGAAGAGGATTTACACGAACAAAGTCTACACATGGTTGCACAAACTTGACGTGTTGAGTATCATTAAAGAATGGTGCAGAACCAGACACATAAGCATCACGAAGTTCACCATCAGTGCTCCACTTTGTGTGTGGTGCTATGATGATACTTTGAGTTACAACTTCAGGGAACTGATAGGTAATCGTGTTAGGAGTATAGACATTAAGTCCACCGAATCCCAAAAAATCACCCTGATAGATGTTCTCTGTGTGAGGCAGACTATCCAGACAGCAGTGTAGGATTTGTGCTACATTACCACTGTGGTTTGCATCAATGTCCTCGTGAGATTCGTTGATTTTGAGTTTAACTTTGTTGAAGACACTTTTGGTGCCCACAAAGAAGTTTCCAGTCGCAGGATTGGTGCCCCAGATTATAGCAGGAGAACCATCAATCTTCAGTGAAACTTCATACTCACTATTGAAGAAATCCAGCACAGATAGATCACCTGTAAGGATTAGGTCCTCAAAATGTTCTTGATGTTTGTTTTGGATGCTCATACTATAGAGACACTTTGGACGATCCAAGTAGGTATCACAAGGGAAGTTGTCCTTGAGTTAGACTCTTCTTGTGGTCAGCAATATATTTCTTTGCGGAACTTTCAGTCCTACAAAGTTTCTCAAGTTGCTGCCCGTTGTGTATGATAATGTACCCATTCACAAAAGGTACAGCAGCATAAACTCCATTATCAATCAAAAATCCTTTCATTTGTTATACTTTCAAAAAAATCGGTGATTTGAGTGTGGTTCAGGTGTGATAGGTCGGTTGCAGTGAAATCTTCAAAAAATCACGTTTTTGCTTGAGTGGTGGACTTGAGTCTACTGTGAGACTCACCGCCTCACAACAGAATCCAGCAATTCTCCCTTCTCAAAGACTGCATCTACAACACCCTGAAGTGCCCGTTCGGTTGCTATACCTACCTTTGAGTAAATCGGCACCACACATAGACCCCATACCTTACCTTCACCACCTTTCCGAAGTACGCGACCAACGGTTTGCACCATCTCAATCACATCCATATTGCGAAGAAAGAACACTGCCTCTAACTCACTGACATTGATTCCCTCACTCAGGATAGACCTATGAAGACAAACAAACTTCTTGGTGGTATCCTTACCCCAAGCATTGAGAGTATCAAAGAATACCTCACGATCAACTTTCTTACCATCAACTACTGCTCCTGTCTTGGAGGTGATATAAAGGTAAGAGTATCCGCGAGATTGTAGTTCAGTGATGCAATCAGTTTGTGATACCAGATTGATAAGTTGCTTTGCAGACTTCACACAGACCAGAATCTTCTTGCAGTCGGTCTCGTCAAGAGTTTCCAATAGATTGCTACTATCACATTCAGCAGTGATTTGTTTGCCATCCATAACTTGGAATCGTTTTGCTACAATCTTGGGAGCAACAATGTATCCACCCTTAACAAGTTCAGGTGCAGAAACACGACAGATGATGTTGCCATAGACATCAACATCGTTCATTCCTGGTTTAGAGTGAGTGAGTGAAGTCTTACGAGTTGCAGTAAAGAAATAACAACGATTTGCATTGGCAGCAAAGTTCTCCGTTGCGGGGAAGAAGTTACGTTTGACTGAATTGTGTGCCTCATCAAAGTAGATTGTATCCACATCAATACCAGACTCTTGAATACGATTCAGAGAGTTGTAGGTAGTGAAGATGATACGATGACGTTTGTAAGTTTGAACTGCCCAATCATAGATTACAGCAGGATTTGTAGTAGATTCGTGATGAGTTTCTCCACTGTGAACATGAAGCACACGAACCATAGGGTCAACAATGTGCTCCAGAAACTCACTGGAGAGTTGCTCTGCTAGCAGAATACGCGGAGCAACAACAACAATGGTTTGTGGAGTTGCAGACTGAAACTCACGAACAGCATCCATAATCATATTCAGGGTCTTACCACCACCAGTCGGGTAGATTAGTTGACCTTTGTTATACTGCTGCATCGCAACATCACCACGTTCTTGATGAGGACGGAGTTTGATTTGCATTGTGGTTGTGCTCATACTATAGGGACACTTTGGACGATCCTAATTTTAATACCCCCGCACTTTCAGAGTTTTGAGTTGGTCACTAACCATTCGCATCGCAGCACGACTATATCCTGTTGCAAAAGGTGCAGACTTTTCGTGATCGTCTGATTGGTAGTCTACATTATAGCACACTTTGATTGCGTTCTCAAGACCCTCAATAAGAGTTTCAAGAGTACTTATAGACACGTTCACAGTTTCCATGGTGTTGTGGGGGATTACAGAGGGGTTACAGAGAGTGTATCAGGAAGCATAAAACATCTCAAACAAATCTTCTTCTTTGGATTTGATGTGATGATCAAGAACATTACGCATCTGTGCAAGTTCATCTTGCTGCATACGCAGTTTCAGGATTTGCTCTCCAAGATCATGCAGTTTGTTATTGATTACAACTCGGTCCATACCATTTACAGCAGTGACTTGATGTTCAGTGCCGTTGATGATTACAGGTTGGTCGGTGATAATGAAGGACATTTGCTTGGTGCTCATACCATAGAGACACTTTAGACGATCCAAGTAACAATCAACGAGAAGTGTAACGATTCTTAAGTTCTTTCTCTGATTTCTTACCAGTTGATTGTAATACAAGATCTCGTAGTGTTGCTTCACCTTTTCTTGTTTGTTTGTTTCTTTCTTGTGGACTCAAACCAGATGCTTTTGCTGGTTTGTAATCGGGAGAAACTGGTTTTGCTACTTTCTTTTTAGAGAGGAGTTTTGATGCTTGTTGTGCTACTTCTTTTGCTTTTGGTTTTGCACTACTGGGAGTTTCTCCACTACTTTTTGCTGCTGCTCTTTTTCTTGCTGCTGCTATTCTTTCTGCTTTTGCTGCTGCTGCTGCTTTTGCCTTTACATCAGCACTTCCACGTTCTTGTTCTGGTTCTTGAACTCTTGTAGATGCCTGACGTTGAGAACCAATATCTTTTCTGAGTTTATACTCCACTGGTTTCATTTTACCGCTGCCGACTGCTTTCATGCGACGTATTTCGGGAGTTGTTTTTTTACGTTGACGACCGACTCTTCCACCTTCCTGAGAACGTCTAATAGTCGCAGCAAATCCTAATGCTTTGGATTTGTCTTCAACTTCTTCACAAATAGACATAAACTCGCAGAACGTCTTCATTTTCTACAATAAATCCTTTGAAGATATTTATACTATAAAACCTTCCCACCCGTATGGGCAGAAAGGTGGACACTTATCAAACTGGTTCAGTCGTCTAGATCCTCTACCACAGGATTTGCTGCT